ACATCGCCTGCTTCAATTCCATCCGAAACTTTTGTTGCGAATTCATTACCAGTAGCTTTTAATAAATTATCTAAATAATCACTCACCCTTACCTCTATTAATAAATTCTTGTTTAATTAACTGTATTTCTACATTCAACGCTGCCCGTTCAGTATAAGTTTCCACAACATTATCTCTTTGGAATCGATAACCATCGAGAAGATTTTGTAATTCCTCATCGATCCAACTTCTATAATCACGATCTTTTGTAGTCATCTCTTACCTCAATAATATGATACCCTAGTTCTTGTTGTCTAGTAGCAAACTTATTCGCGTCCTTCATATTATCAAAAGTCATATAACTAATTGAATCCGGATCAATGTCTACCGAATGATTTAATACTTTCATTTGTGCATGAGACCCTGAACGCACTTTATTCATTTGTTTGTAGGTCTTCTTTGCATATCGTACCATTATACTTCCTGCCATATCTACTCCTATTATACACTATATAAAGAATTTGTCAAGACTTGAACGCCGTTCGGTATCCCAGCCAATTACATCTAATACCCCTTTTAATGGTTCTATAAAAGCCTTTTCAAATTGGGTATCATAATCTATATATTTTTCTAACTCAAATTCTTTTGGTAAACTATTAGTTATTGAAATTACTTTATCCCCCGTAGGATTTGGATCTTTAAGATAAGTGAACTTAACCTTTTCTCCCTCTTTAATAGTAGGATATTTTCTTGTTAATTTTTTAGTTCTCAATATATGATTATAAATTAATGATCCCTTGACATGAATTGGAGTAGACTTTCTATAGATTGTCGCAGGATCTTTATATTTTTTTAATCCATTAACCGATCTTGGAAACGCCACCTCTTCCATATTTAAACCAAAAAACTTTTCTTTAAACTTTTCAATATAACTAATCACATCATCTTCTGTACCCGAAATAATAATATTAAAAATCTCTTTAAGTGATTGTCTACATGCTTGTGGTGTAGAGCTTTTAACTGCTTCAATACCCACAATCTTCAACTCTGGTTCTTCATATCGAACACCCTCAGAATCATGAACATTCAAAATATAATGTTTCTTTGCTGTCCAAATACCCGTATCAGCGATGACTTCGCGTTTCATGACCATCTTTTGTTGATATGCATTCGTGTAATCCGCCAACTCATTATAACAATTTTCGATTACATCTTCTATTCTTCCACATGACTTGTCCAAAAATCCGATGACATCTCCATCCTCGGCCAAACCAACTCTAGAAACAAGACTATCAAGACAAACATATAAAGAATCGGTATCCATAGCAATAATATAGTCAACATTTACTGTACCTAATGTAGTGTTTAAGTAATTATTCACTGCCTTTTCAGCCCATTGAATAGATAACTGTCCTGCGGCAGTAACAGCTTCAGCATTTCGTTCATCATAAAATCGAAACCATTGATTCCCCATTGCACCGTATGCAGAGTTGAGTGCGATTTTTAAATTTTGTTGATAATTAAAATATTGAGATAGTTTATTTGGATCAGCATTCCTGCCTTTTTTCTGTTCTTCCAACATCAACTTCTTATACTTTACTCTATCATTATACATGCTCTCCATCAAATTCGGAAGAAATCCATATTTGTCTCTACGATAAACTGAACCATTTGGTGTAACAGTTATATCTTTTTCTTTCCAAGTTGATGTATCAAATTCTTTATTTAATAATTCATTCACAGTCATATCATCTTTCCATGTACCTAAAATGGTTTCAGGAGAAATGTTATACTGCATAATCAAATGAGGATATAGACTATTCAAATCAAAACTAACAATCCATTTATGTCTACCCTTCTGTGGTGCTTTCACATAAGCACCCTCATACATATCACCTTTATGTGCCCGTTTCTTCTGAGGAATTACAACCTTTTCTTTTAAAAGATGATTGTAAATAATACAATCCCACATTCTTGTCTGTGCAAATACATCAGTAAAATTACATTTAGATAAAAATGCAAGTGACATAATCAATTCCAAAAGTTTCATCTTCTTTTCAAGACGATCAACCAACATTACATCTTGAATATTATACTCTATAAACTTTTGATAATCAGTTTTATATAATTCATGAAGTGTATCCACCTCAGAATAATCTAATTTCTTTTGGTTCAATTCTACATTAGCAATATGATCTAATCTATATGATTCATGGTTCTTAAAAGTAAACTTCTTATACGACTCCATATAATCTAATTCAGATACACCATATATTTCGTATGTCTGAACTTCACGACCACCCATACCAAAGATTTTCTGTTCTTTAACAAATCCCCATGGTGAGAGTTTCTTGACCCATGTTTCATTTAAAATATTTCGAATTCTATTGATCAAATATGGAGTATCAAATGTTTTGGTATTCCAACCAGAAATCACATGAGGACAATTCTGTTGCCAGTACATAACAAACTGTTCTAATAGTTGTCGTTCATCACCACATTTATTATATGTGATCTCTTCATTATCATTCTTAAATTCACCACAACCCCAAACCTGAATATCATCACCCATCTTGGTTGTAATAGCAGTTACTTCGGAAGGGGCCGTTTCGGGATTTGGAAAACCATGTTCTGAGCCAACTTCAATATCAATATACAATATTTTAATATGTTCTAAATTATAATCGATATTGTTCGGATAGGTTTCTCCAATATAGGAATAATTAAAATTAGTATGACCATAGAGCTTCATATTCTCTACACCTTCATACTTCTTTAATGCTGCACGGGTTTCTTTAATAGTACCCCATTGAACGGGTCCAACGGGATTATCTTCAAGTGTGCGCCAATCGGTCTTACTTGTGGTGGGGATATATAGGGTGGGCTTAAATTCTGTTTTATTCTCAAAAGGTATTCCATTTTCGACTCCCCTTTCGAAAATATAATTACCAAGACATACTACATTTGTATAAAATTTCGACATTTATTCTTTAGGATACCAATTTGTTCTAGTTGCTTTGTCATAATCACCATTAATCTTATCTAGTTTATTATAACACACTTTTATGTGTTTGTCAACCCAAGAACGGCCCCTAAACCCGCCAATCAAAAATAAAAATTGTAAATATATTTTGATACATATTTCTTGTATTTTATTACTTAGAAACGAAACCACTTTTATATTGTACGCCATTTTTAGTCTTTAATGCAGTCATTATTTTCTTACGATTACCCATTAGGTTGTAACTACAATGAATCCATCCACTATTGGGGTTGATACCATCATAGAATTCTAAAATGAGTTGGTCAAAGTCCAAATTATTTGCAATCCATTTTGCAAGATCGGGGTTTGGTGTAGAGAAAGATTCAAAATCGGCAGCCTGTCCATTACAATGTTGACTTGATTTAGACCCGCCCACTTTTGCATTTAATGCGGGAGAACGATAGCCTGAATTAATTGTAATAACACCAAAATGGTCTCTAACTGGTTGTAAAATATTAATTGCAAGTTGAGTTAAATTCACAAGATGAATATCACTGGGGAAATTATCTACCCTCAACCTTTCTGCCGTTGAACTTTTTGTCATTTCCGATAATGAAAAATTTTTTGATATTCTTATTATCTCCGCCATTATACAACTCCTATTTTCTCTCAATTTTGATTTATATCTACTGATCCTGTTGCGGGATCATACTTAACCGTAAAATTTATTTCAATTGGTTTAATTGTTCCGTCTTTTAAAGTTATAGGAAATTTTCCTTCAACCGCACCCATTAATGCATCTTTTGCAGTATTAAATTGTTGTGAGGGATCATCCTTCACAATCTTATCTAATTCTTTTTTAGCAGTATCTGGTAATATATCATCAATCATTTTTTCAACATGTTCTTCTGCTAAATCCTGAGCCTTATCGACTATCAATCCAGCAACCACATTGAATAACATTCCAGCAAGTGGTAACATTTTTCTCCTTTTTTAATTACTCATCATTACATCCACAAGGATCACCTTCTGTACATTCACAAGGATCGCAAGTGCACCCCTCACAACTACAACATTGTTCTTCTATATAAGCGTTATCTTCCCACATTTTAGTCTCCTATTTTAAGTGTTCTATATTATATAGTAAAAAAGCCCATCAGCACAATGTACTGATGGGCGCATCGAATGTCAATTAGTTAATTGACTTGATTTTTTTGTTTCCAATAGGAATTAAACGTGCTCGTTTTTCCTCTGGAATCACTTTTTCAAGTTCAACAGTCAACATTC